CTGGTGGAAATTCTCTCGCCGTCGAACAAGGCCGATACCTGGGCAAACGTATGGGCATATGTGTCGATACCGAGCGTGCAGGAAATCCTCGTGCTGCATACAGCGGAAATTCGTGCTGATCTGCTGCGCCGGCAGGCTGACGGCCTGTGGCCGGACAATCCGTTGCCGATCGTCACCGGCGGCGACGTGGTGCTCGAAAGCATCGGCTTCGCCGCGCCGCTTGTAGCGTTCTATCGCACCTCCGGGCTGGTATAGGGCGCGCAACGCTTGACCGTGCGTCAGGTGCCCGCGAGGCGCGCTTTCAATGCAGTAGCGCGCGCCAGTTGGGCTGTTTTCTCCGGGTTGGCATCGGGGTCGGCGGGCGGATCGGTGATTGGATCGGCATCCAGCGCATCGACCACGCCGTCAAGCAGGCTCAGCGCCTTCGCGTGGTGCGTCATCCCCTCGGCCATGTAAGCCTTTGCGGTGCGCATGGATTTGTGCGCAAGCCGGATCGCGTCCTCATGCGCCACTGGCAGGTCGTCGTCGCCTGGTGCGCCGTCATCCTTCCGGCGTCCCAGCAGCCGGCGCAGGGTCGCCAGTAGCTTGTCGTCGGCCTCCGGCGCCGCCGCGGCACCACCATGGACCGAGCACTCGGACGGATCGGTCAACCCGCACTCGTCGTCGGCGCTGCGTCCGCAGGTGCAAGCAGTGGCACCGCCGGCGGCCGGGTCGTCGTCGTTTGGCCCATCAGTCCGGCGCCCGTTCGGAGGCCTCGCCGCAGACCGGCGAGGCGTTGGTCGTGTCATCGGCGTTTCCTTTGCTGCCCTGCGCAGGCGTTCCAATTCAGCGCGCGGCAGGCTCGCCCTGCCGTCGCCGTCGAGCGTTCGCTCGGCCCATTCCATCAACGGTCTTGTGTCGATCCCCTTGCGGCGGGCCTCTTGCAGCGCGTTTGGATTTGCCGGCACCGGGCACACGCTGATTTCGAGAAGGGCTTGTTCAAGGAAGTCGATGCCGAATCCGCGCTCCGGGTCGTTCTCGACAAATGCGTAGCGGGTCGGCAGGAAGCCGACGCTGACCGCGCGCAGGAACTTGCCCAGCGCCAGGCGGTAGATCGTATCGGCGAACGCATAGGTCTCCGGCGGCGCGAACTCGATGTCGCCGAGCAGACGGTCGCCCTCGACACCGACGTTGCGCGCGCCGCCGATCGGAGGGGCGGAGCTGTCGTGCGCCCACAGCGCCACCGGATTCGCCGAAAAATCGGTGAGGTCCCAGCCGGCCGCAGCGATCGTGTCGTTCATGCGGTCGACGCTGCCGTCGGAAAAGCAGAAGCGCAGCGTGCGCTCCGCGCCGGCCACCGTCAGCGGTTGCGCCACGCTGACCCGGTACACGCCGCCGACAGGCTTGCGCTTCGCCCTCAGCTCCCCGCGGAACTGGTCGGCGCTCATCAACACAGTCATGGAATCATCAGCCTCCGACAATGAGCAGGCCGCGGCCGTCGGCGTAGATGCCGGACTCCTCCGCCATCGAGCGGCCCACCGCCATGATCACCGCGACGATCGGATCGATACGCTCGATCGAGCGTTCCTTGTCCGGCTTCACGTTGCCGGCCGGGTCGGTGCGGATCGACACGTTCGACGCACACCAGTCGGCCACCGGATCGGCGCCGTGTTGCAGTTCGCGCGCCAGCACCTTGCGCATGAATTCGGCTGCCGCCGGCCCCATGCTGAGGAAGCCCTGGCCGAACTCGACCAGGTTCATGCCCTCGTCCGCCAGGTTGCGGATGATCTCGCCGGCGAACGTGCGGTCGAACGCCAGCTCTTCGATGTTGTAGACCGATGACAGTTCGAGGATCGCCGCCTCGACAAACTTGAAATCGGTCGTGTTGCCTTCGGTCGCGATCAAATGGCCCTGGTCGCGCCAGACCAGGTAGGGCGCGCGGTCCCGCCTCGATCGCTCTTCGATGTTGTCGGCCGGGCACCAGTGGCGCCACAGCACTTTCCAACGCTCGCCGTCACTCACCGGCGGGAACAGCAGCGCCAGCGACGACAGGTCGTTGATCCGCGCCAGGTCAAGCCCGGCGAAGCACCTGCGGCCCCGCAGCGCCTCCGCGTCGATCGGCTCGGCCCCGTCCGCCCAGACCTCCATCGGGATCCAGCGCACGAGTTGCTGGGTCCACTGGTTGAGCCGCAAGCGCCGAATCGAGTTCTGCCGCGACGGCATCTCCCGGGCGAGCGCCACCTCGGCGCGCAGGTCCTCGATCTGGAGCACCGAACCGAGCGAGGGGTTCGCCTTGCGCCACGCCAGCTCATCCTGCCAGTCGTCGCCTTCGTCGACGGTCGCGATGAAGGCGAACCACCGGTCGGCGGTCACCTGGGGGATAACCCCGTCCAGGATTTTCACCGAAAAGTCCCAATGCAGGTAGCAGACCGACGTCCGGCTCACCCCCGCCGTGGTCGTCTCGTACATCAGCGGCTGGAGTCGCGCGCCCATGCCGGTGTCGAGTTTCTCGATCACGCCGGCGTCGGGGTGTTCGTGCAGTTCATCCACCAGCGCGACGAAGACGTTCAACCCGTCCATCTTCGATGTGTCGGCCGAGAGCGGCCGGAACCACGATGCCGTCGCCAGCACCGCCAGGTTGTTCGTCGTCTTCACAATCCGCCGGCGCAGCGCAGGCGAACCGGCCCGCATGCGCTCCGCCTCGGAGAACACGATCCGGGCCTGCTCGCGCGTCGTAGCGGCAGAGTAGATTTCCGCGCCAGGCTCGTTTTCGTCTATCAGCGCCTTCAGGCCGATGCCGGCCTCGATGGTCGATTTGCCGTTCTTCCGGGCGGTGGACACGAACGCGGTGCGAAAGCGCCTGACCTCGATCTTCTTGTCCGGCAGCCAAATCTTCCAGCCGAAGATCGAGCCGACGACGAACAGTTCCCAATCGAGCAGGTCGAACGGCTGCCCGGCATACTGCCCCTTGCTGTGGCGCAGGACGGCCGGGAAGAAGTCGATTGCGCGCTGGGCCGTGGCGCGATCCCAGCGCAGGCCGCGCACCGGGCCGTCAACCAGGTCGCGCAGGTGGCGCTCGCACGCGAGGCGAACCAGGCGGCCGGTAACGAGCTGGTTCCCGACGACCGCCCTGGCATACGTCTCTACCGGGTCCTGCGGCTCCGCCGGCCGCTTACGCCCTGCCACGCAAGAAGTCTTCGGCCGGGTCGGTGTCGCCCGGCGCGTCGCTCGCTTTTATCCGCGAGCGCGCCGAACCCGACAGGCCGATCTGCTCCGAGAGCTGGCGCACCTGATCGAGCGCCTTGTTCGCGGCCGTGAGATAGGGCGAATACATCGGAAACCCGTTCGCTGCCTTGATGATGAGACCCGTGGTCACGAGCTGGCGCTCGCACTCGACCCACCGCGCCCAGGCTTGGCAGTAGCCGGCGATGACGGCGCGATCGAGCTTGGCGATCAGGCCCACCTCGGCCAGCAGCAGCGTGATGCGGCGCCATTCCGCCAACGCCTCGTCTCTCAGCATGTCGGGCGGGTCCGGAATTACCGTCCGCGGCTTCGCCTCGTGGTCATTGAGCGGTCGCCGCCCCGGGTTGCCGGTAACCAGTTTCAGCCGCGTCGGCTTCGGCTTAGGCCCCAGCATCGGCTCCCTCCGCGTCGACCGTCGCGCGCGCTGCCTCTTCCTCGGCGAGTGCCTTGCCGGCCAGTTCGGCCATCATGCGCAACGCGACGGCAGTGTTGTGGACGCCAGTTGCGTGCTTGACGGCGAGCAGCCCCTGGAAAAACCGATCGAAGTCCGCATAGGCTCCGACCAGGCGGGTGATCGCGGTCTTGGATTCAGCGATCTTGTCCAGCCATCCCGTGAAGATCGCCGCGTCGGCCGGCAGGAAGGAGATTTGCAGCTCCTCATAGAAGGGATTGCCGACGCGCAGCACGGAGGTATCGAGGTCTTCGACTTTGAACGCATCGTCGGTGAGGCCGGAGTATTCCTTCCAGCCGAAGCTCAGTTCCGCATAGAGCGACTGCAAGATATTCGGATCGTCCTCGCCGACGACCGCGTTGTGCGCCAGTTGCAGCGCGACGAATTGCTCCCGGGTCAGCGGCGTCAGGATTTCCATGACGTCGGCTTCCTCGATCCCCGCTTTCATCGCTGCCGGGACGCGATGGTTGCCCGACGCCACCAGCAGCTTGCCGTCCACATGCCCGACCAGCGGAACGCTGGTGAGACAACCGTCCGCCTTGATGTTCGCGACCAGCCGGGCGAACGTCGCCCCCCTCATAAAGCGGGCGTTCTTTTCAAGCAGCGTCAGGTCGGCGAGCCGCATCCGTGTGACGCGCGTTTGCAACGAACCGTTGGAACCACTCGGCGTAGATTTCGGCTGGGGTTTGGCGTCTGATCTTGCTGCCATAGTTCAATATCCCAGGGCCACGGCCCAACAGTTCGAAGATGCCGCGGTACTTCATGGACACCGGCTTCGACGTGAAGGCGGTGGTCATCACCGAGTCGATCCGCTGCACCAGCCTGACCTGCATCCAGTCGGTGATCGTCGCCGAGGTCGCCAGCATCGCGATCAGCTTCGACACGCGGCTGCGCGGCGACAGCGCGAAATCCGAGAGCAGGTAGAGCAAATCGCCGCCCCACTTGTCGCGGGAGTAGATGAAACCACCGGCCAGGTGGCCGTCGATCATCACCAGGAAGTTCGCGATGCCGGCAGTGTGCGTGATCCCCTTCGCCAGATAGATGTCCTTCAGGAAGTTCATCTGCGCCGCAGTTGCGCCGACAATTTCGACGCGCGACGCCGGGGTTAGCGTGGCCGGGTCCAGCTTGGTGTAGCGGAACGGCTCCGAGCGGTGCTGCGCGCGGCGCACCGAACTGGTTGATCGGTCCGAGAAGGTGAAGACGGGTTTGTTCGACTCCCCGCGATAGACGGTCACCGGCTGGTGGTGTTCGAGCGTGTGGTCGGTCAGCACGCAATACCGCACCCGCATCGCGTCCAGTTCATCCAGCCACGCCTCCAGCGCGGCAGGGTCCCATACGCCATACGACGGCCGCGGCCAGTCGGTGTTTTGATCCACAAAGCGGTACAGCCGCTCATACCCGTTCTTGTAGGTAGGCGGGAACGCGGCTACGCCACCCCCGGCCTCGGCAGCTCGCTTCGCCTGCTCCCGGAAGTCGCCGGGGTGAAAGCTCGCGATATGCAACCCTGCGAGGAACGCATCGAGGCGCTTCCAGACCGGCGCCAGGAACTCGACAAACCGTTCCTCGTAGTGCGCAAAGTGCGCCTGGGCATAAGGGTTGGTGCCCTTGTATTTCGCCATCTCCAGCGCGACCTTGACCGCGGCGACGCGCGCCGTGAAGGGTTGGCCGGCGACCAGGCCCTCGATGAAAGCGAGCCGGCCCTTGAACGCGATCGGAAACTCCGCGCCGGTGGCGAGCGCACCCAGCGAGCAGGATAGCAGCGAGACATCGTTCGAATGCACTGCGACGGTCGGGTGAACGTCGCGCACCGCGCGATCGAAGCGGAACGACCCGGAGCATCCGACGAAGACCTGGCGCCAGTCAGTGAAGGGCACAGAGCGCGTGATCTGCTCTACAGCAGGGCGTGGGACAGCTCCGACGAACATGGGCTAGTACCTCATCACAGAGGTTTTGACCGGTTGGAAGGCGAGACCCCAATGTGCATTTCCCGCGGCCATAAAGGGCGGTTACAGTGACAAGGCCGACCGCGATTCCGGTGCTCGTAGTGCACCAGTCACTTATTCATATTCATTCATCACATTCGGCCTGCCGCTCCTGATCGGCGCGCGCTGCGCCACGCGGCGCCTCCTATCCCAGGGTGCCAGACGGGTACTGCCTACGGCGCCCATGAAATCAGATGCATCCAGGAAGCTCACTCCTTCTTGAATCAGTTGGTCGAAAAATGGATCGCCCGCCATCGCCTCGATGATCGCAAAATCAGTGGTCCATCGCCTGCGCGCCGCCTCGTAGAACGGCAGCCAGTAAGGCCCGTCGACAATGGCTCGCGCGTCGCCCACCGGGTCCGGTTTCCACTGATCCCACGGTTCATCGAGCAGGTCGTCCTCGCCGAGCAAACCCAGCACGGCAAGAACCACTGGCGATGCTGAGTTCTCGCGAAGGCCGACGAAGGCCTGGTCCACCCTCATACCCAGCACGCCGCATATCGCGAGTGCCGACGCCACCTCCATATCGTGCCCTCTGGGGCCATGAGCGACGAAGATTTGCCCGCACCATCGGCGCATAATTGCCAGCGAATCGGTATTGGTCAGGAGATGGCGATACTGGGTAGCGAACCGGACGACCGACTTCAGACAGGTCGTGAATTCCCGGGCGATGCGAAGCAGGCAGTCCCGAACGAATGCGAAATTCGGTACCATGATTTCCAGCGAGATCAGACGCTGGCAGAAGAAGCTGGCTGGCACCGGGTCGTTTCGCACCGCGCAGTAGTGAAGCACGAGTTCCATCAACCGCTGCACGGCATCACGTTGCTTGGCGGCGCTGCTCGACGAGATGTCGAAGCTTTCTATGTCATGCTTCCACCCGCCGTCGAAGACCTGACTCGACCGCTGAATCCTGGTCTTGCCTTCGTTCAGGTGCAAATTGTACTCCCAGAGCACGCGTCTCAGCGCGTCCAGACATTGCCGGGCCGACGCCTCATCGTCGAAGCCGATGAAGAAATCGTCCACAAGCCGATATCCCTCCCGACCACGCAGGATTTCCGCGAGAGACGAATCCGCATAAATGCCAGACAGCAAAATTTCAGCGATCATCCTGGATGTGTCGGGACCCACAGGAATGCCGAACGTCTCGCGGGAGTTGCCACGCTGGACCGCCGTGTCGAGCTTGTTCGACCATCCGTCCTCGAACGCTATCCTCCGCGGGTCATTTCGGCGCAACTCCAGCAAGTCCTTCACATGCTGCTTGCCGAGCACCGCCCAAGGCAGGGAATGGGAATAGATCGTGTGGAAGAAGTTCGCGATGTCCGCCGCCAGGATGAACGGATAGCGCGACAAGATTTCCGCTTCGCGCCTTGTCCGGGCCTTGAAATCAACGCCAACAAACATCCGGTCGCGCTGCTGGTCCACATCCGTGTTGTAAAGCGTCAGGCTGCACCGGCCGATCGTGTCGCAGATCGCCGTTCGGTTCTCCGAGATGATCCGCGAGAGGGCCAACTGGCTGGCAGGATGCGGGAGCGCGAGCATTCGGCGGGTGGTGGTCGAGCGGGGTGCGGAGAAGGTGCCATACTTCGTTACGCGCCTGAGCAACTCGTCCGCGGGTAACAGATCGGCGTAGTGGGCCACGCAGAATGCAGAAAAATTGGCCGTCGTCAAAACGCTCGGGAATTCGTCGGCGAGGTAGTGCGATTTCAGCAAATAGCCCAACAAGCGCGATGGTGACCGCCTGAGTCGAGGAAGCGGGATAGCCATGTTTTGACCTTCCTGCGCTTTTGCGGGCGCTCCCTTCCGCTACACCTGCAACGGCTGTATCTCGATACTGGGAATATCTGCGTCTTGCAACGTCTTTACCTTTAGAGTCAACTTCGGGCGACCACTCACACACTCACCATCTTTCGCGCAGCGGGTTCGTTCATGGGCACGGAGCCGCCGGTGACGGACCGGGCGACATACGTCTGGCTTCCACCCACAGAGTTCTTTTCGACGCAGGGCCATTCTTCTGATCAAGATCGGGCGACTGTCGGTCGGGGCACCAGGAAGAAGGCCCCGGCAACCGGTCAATACGTCTGTGGTGAGGCACTAGTTCCCACGGCAACGTCAATGGAATCACACAGGACTAGACCAGTATATTCGCAAAGGATGTAGAAATATACTGCGGTTTTCAGTATCATTTGCGACGGATCTGTGCTAGGATAGTACCGTCTGAAACGGCCTTTGCAAAGGGACGATTTCCATGCCGGCGCTGCCTCTCATCAAAACTGCGTCGTGGGCAACTAAGCTCCCTGACGATCATCTGCGCGTCGGCATTTCGCGTGGCACGCCGCGCCGGCTGCCGGCCGGTTACCGCGTCTTCCGCTCGCTCGCACCAGGGCCTTGGTTCAATAGCGTCGGGATCGAGGAGTACTACCACCTTTATCGAACCGAGATCCTCGGGCCGCTCGACCCCAGGCTCATTGCCGACGCGCTGCTCGCGCTCGGCAACGGCCGCGTGCCGGTCCTGCTCTGCTACGAACAGCCGAACTGCGGTCAATGGTGTCACCGAGCGATGGCGGCGGAATGGCTGGCCGAGGCCATCGGCGCCACGGTGCCGGAGTTCGGCTTTGAGACACTGCCGCAGCACGAGCATCCCTTGATGCCCCCGCAGCTTCGGCGCCGCCTTCCCTCGACCGAACCGGGCGGCGTGTCGCCCTTCATCGGCCGCACTGCCATCATCGCCGGCGAGTTGCACCGCGTCGTCGGGGCCGACCCCGAGAAGCCGGGTTCGGCCATCATCGCTGCCGGCGATCGGCAGTTCTCCACCAGCATGGCGACGCTGCGCCGCCAGTTCGCCAAGCCCTGATCGGACACCACGCGGCGCCATCTTCCGACGGGTCCGACTGCCGTTGGAGCGGCTACGGGAACTGCACCCGCCCGCAGAGTGGTGCCCCACGGTCAACTAATTGTCGCCGCAAATCGAAGTAACGATCGCAACTATTCTAATATAGTCGCGCTTTATAGTTGTTCCGAGTGCGCAATAGTGCTATAAGATACTTGCTAACCTCCTACCAGAAAGACACCCAAATGGCACACGCACTATCAATGCGTCGGACCGGCAAAGCCGAGATGGCCTACGTCGGCAAGACCCCCTGGCACAAGCTCGGCCAGCAGCTTCTCCCGGGGGCATCCTTGGAGGTCTGGTCGCAGGCCGCCGGCATGGACTGGATGATCGAGAGCAGCCCGGTGCAATTCACCGTCAATGGCCAGATGCACGAGATGCCGGACCGCGTCGTCCTTTATCGCTCCGACAACCAGTTCGCACTTTCCAGCGTGTCGCGGTGGTACAAGCCCGTTCACCCCGGCGAGGTCCTCGGTTTCTTCCGCGATCTCACTGACGCGGCCGGATTTACCCTTGAGACGGCCGGCACCTTGTTCGGCGGCAAGCGCCTCTGGGCACTGGCGTCCATCGGGGCCGAGGCCGCGGTCGCCGACCCGCGCGACAAGATGAAGGGCTACCTACTTCTCTCGACCGCCTGCGACGGCAGCATGTCCACCGAGGCGCGCTACACGACCGTCCGCGTGGTCTGCAACAATACTCTGGGCTTCGCGCGTAACGGCAGCGCCAAGGCCAACGTCAAGGTGACGCACAGCGCGACATTCGACCCTGCTGCTGTGAAGCGGGAACTCGGCATCGAAACTGCCAAGGCGCAGTTCACCGAGGCGATGGGCCAGTTCCGCCAGATGGCGGAGACCCGTCTGACCGAAGCCGAG